ATAAAAGGCGTCGTTATTATCAACAAGTAACTCAGTTAGTAACACCCTCTCAACTTGCATTTTATCATCTTGTTCAAATACTTTTAAGCAACCCGTACCAAGCACGGCAGCATCTCTCAGCGCAGTTTCCATTAGCTCATATGATTTAGTCTGGTACAATTCACCCGCAATAAAAGTAGTCATGCTTTTAGCTAGTTTACGCTGCTTATAATCGCCGCCGTCAGTTAAAAACATAGGCTTAGGCTTGGATTGAGAAATTTTGCTAACAAGGGTGTCTGTACAGCTTTGAACTACATTCATAGTAGGTCTGTCACTGGGCAAATTATTAGTCTTGCCTAATTGGTTTAAATTTGAACCGGCAAAATTTGCAAGTGGAATGTTGCTATACATGCGTGTGTGTATGCTTGCTTGTTTATAACGAAACTGTTGTTGCTCTTTTAAAAAGTTAAATGTATCTAAAGTCTGCCATTGTAATTCAGCTTTAGACTTAGCTTTCCACCAGTTGTATCCTTGACCGTTTTCGGCTCTGTTGGGCTGGGTTCTAACAGTTTTAACATCTCTTTTACTGCGCTCTGACGCTGTAACTTTAATTGCCATTAATTACCTGCACTCCATAACATGACATCCTCGTCGGTATAAGTCTTGTCAGTCTGTATATTCTCTTCTTTGCCCGGTTTTAGTTTTTGAGGTATATCCGCAAGCAATTTTAGAGAAACACCATTATCACTAAATTCACTAACGCCAAATTTGCGTAGCATTTTTAACAATGCCTCGAGCTCTTTTAATTGCATATTAACTCTTTTTGTTAGAAATTATAGCTTTTAGGCGTTTTAGGCGCGGCCCTTCTGCCGTTAGCATATCAGATTTGGGCTCCATTTCGTCAGTACTTAGTTCATCATCTCCGCCCGTAGACAAAAAATCCTCTAACTCAGGAGTGTCCTCATTTAACTCTAAACTTTCAGCTTCGTCCAAAATTGGCTTGTTACTCTTTTTCTTAGATGCGGCTTTAACAGCAACGGCGGTAGCAAAATTATTTTTCATTTGAGTCCTCAACGGAGTCTAGTTTTGCTAGGGCGTCCATAACAGCCTGGGCGTCTTTAGCGTGTATAGCACTGATTAGCGCCTCGGCACCAGATAAATCTTTGTTTGGCTTTTCATCACTTTTTGACTCAAGTGTACCATTTGGCTTTACTTTTGCGATTATTGTAGCCGCCATTTGCTTCGGCTTTAAAAAAGGTAAACCCATGACCGTCCTTTGTTAATGTCCAATATTGCCATTTTGTTATAAAATCAGCTATTTTTGGATATTTTTGTGGGTATTTAGTAATATTCTGAGCCTTTTTCTTGATTTTCCAGATTTGTAAAATGTTCTAGGGCAGCGTCCTCCATAGTCTGTGACTCTGCATCTGCCCAAGCCTTAGTGCCATAAATAGGCTTTTTGACAGGAGCCTGGTATGTATAAGCAGGACTTTCCTTAAATGCATAGAGAACAGCATCTATAATATCTGAATGTGGCTCTTTTTTAATGACTATTTTATCAGGGGTGCTTTTTTCATAATCTATTTGCACAAGGTAACTGTCTGCAGCAAATTTTGAGTCGGCCTTAGCCTTAAACCGTCCATGCCGTAAATGGTCATTTAAAAATTTTACTGTTTCCTGCTTGCGTTGTTTCTCGGCTCCCACTACAGGAATATGATGTCGGCGTCTCATTTCTTCGGCAATTTTTAAACCGAGCCCGCCTTGGTCAATAACCATTTTGCTAATATCATATTTTTTTCTCAATTTGTCCACTTGCTCTACGAGCTGGCTTATAGTTTGGCGCTTAGTAACTACCTCTTCAACAAGGTATGTATTTGCATCGGCTTCAGACCAGGCTAATACGGCCAGCGCGTCAGCGTCCTTAAAGCCCAAGTCTATGCCTAATATATATGTCCATTTGACCATAGGCAATGCTGCATAATTATTAACATTCTCTTTATACTCAATCCAGAGAGACTGTGTATCTAACACCCATTTGTTACAATATTCTCGCAAATAGGTAGGATTATTGTCGTCCCAAGCTTGGCGCCGTTTTAAATCTGTCAAAAATTTAGACACGCCCGGCATGTGTGGATTATCTAACAATGTCCATTCATGTCTTGAGTATTCGTAGGCGCCGGCGTGTGTAACCTCAAAGAAATAGCCATGTGGCACTGGGCCGGGAGTACCGGTAACCGCTAACCAGCCGTCAGCATAGTCAGCAATACTCGGCGTTAATACATCGTCAATTAGGCTACGTAAATGAACGCCGAAGTCCTGGGCTTCATCAATTGCCACTCCAGGATATTTACGCCCTTTAAGCCGTTTGATAAAATTTTTCATGTCGGCGCCATAAAGCTTTATACTACTGCCATTTGGCGCTGTTACTTCTAGCTTAGACTCTATAAACGAGAAGCCAAGGTTATACACCTCATTAATTTCAACCAAAACTGGCCACATAATGTCTTTAGCCGACTCTCTTGTTAGCGCCAAATATATACATTGGCTACCAGGGTGCTTGTCCATTGTACGCACAAATCTATATGCTAAGCCATTAGTTTTACCAGCCCGGCGGGAGCAACGCGCAGAGATAAACCGGGCGTCATCCAAGATAAACGCATTTTGTTTCTCAAATTTAGGGTCGAGAACCAGCTCACGGCGTAAGCTGCGTTTTTTTAACTCGGCCTGAAGTAGCTTATTACTCGGGGTTAACATCTAAATCTGCCCATAGTTCTATAATTGGACTTAGGATTATTCTGCCATATTCATCAACGGCGGTATTTACACCTATTACATTGCCTGTAACCATGTCAATAACCGGGCCGCCACTCATGCCGGGATATAAATTACCATCGCCGGCAAATTGGAAATTAGCAGCAGCTTTAAATGTAAATTTTGTACACCAAAGTTTGCCGGCCCTGGGGTAGCCACACGCCTGTACTCTGCCGTATTTAAAACTATTAATAACATCGTCAGGTTCTATAGAAATTGGCAATTTTTCAAACTGTTTAAAATCACCTTTTATTAGGCCTAAATCGCCGCGACTATCTGCGTTTACAACGGTAGCTAATACGCCCCGCTCCACGCCATCTATCGTTCTCACACTTATACCAACTGGCATTGCTAAACAATGTGCGGCAGTTAGAACAAGAGAATCACTAATAACAGTACCAGAACAAAAAAAGCGTCCAGAAATGACATCGTGTAACCTCACTATAGCACCGAGTTTAGGCTGCGTTTTGGGCATTTTAGGTGCACCAGTAGCCAAAAGAATATAGGCTACTATGCCACAAAATATTAGTACTTTTTTCATTTTTTCCCCTTTAGGACTTGGTCAATTAAACCCAGTTGTAACGCGTACTTAGCGTCAATATATGACTCATTTTTGTTTAGCTTCTCTATATCAAGCAATTCTAAATTAGAATGTCTAAGAATAATATTATTGTGCATTTGTTCACTTTGTTCATGAGAACGCAGTTCTTGTCGTGCTCTATCAGGCTTTAGCGTACCATAATTGGCGTCTCCAACATGCATATAGAGAAATGACGACTCAGTCATACTGCGCGTCGTACCAGCTTGTAAAACGGTTAATGCTGCGGAGCCGCAAAGCCCTTGGGCAATTGTATGTATGGCGACCGGCGCCTGCCTAATTCGGTCATACAGGGCCAAGCCTACATAGGCATCGCCGCCGACTGAGCAAATATGAAGCAAAATAGGCTCTTCGGCTTTGTCTATTTTTTTAAGTAATTTTGTAGCTAAGTCTTCGTCAATCTCAGAATAAAGGTATAAATTGGCCATGTTAATATATTATCATATTTTGTCCAGTTTGTCACCTTTATTTACATTTTGCATAATTCTCCCCAGTTTGAGGCTCAACTTTTAGCTTAACTGCCAATTGCATAACATTCTCCATTTCACATTTAACCAGAGCATTCACAGTATCTACATTATTATTGGAAATTTCCATAATAATTTCGTCATGGCACATGTTTATAATGTGGGCGTCTAATTTTTGTTCTGCCAGTTTTTTGTTAATAGACATAGATGCCCTGTTTAGCAATGTTGCTGCTAGCCCTTGTATAAGAAAGTTAAATGCATTATTCATTTCATTTTTAAATATTTTTCTATCTTTTTTAGCTTGTGCATAACTGTCCAATTTACCGTACTCTTTCCAAAGAGCCAAATCATCCTCGATTGGTGAGCCATACTTAGAGAACAGCCGTTGAGCGTCCGGCAGGCGTCTTTTACGGCCTCCGGCGTTAATAACATAACCCATTTTTTTGGCTTGATTGGCAGTTTCTATCATTTTATTTCTTAAATTTGGAAATGCTTTATAGTAACCGGCTACTAATTCTACGGCCTCGGCCTCTGGAATATCTAAGTCAAATTTTAATTTATATGCAGTCAGTCCGTAAGCAATGCCCAAACTATACGCTTTAGCCTTTTGCCGAGCGGTTTTATTTAACTTACCCAAATAATTGTCTGCCTTTTTGTCAGCTGACACATTTTGCAGCCCTTCGACCATAATAGCTATTTCAGAATAAAAGTCTTTACCAGTGTTAAATATATTTTGTATGGCGGCGTCATTAGATACATGAGCAAAAATGTGCGGCTCCAAGCTTTCCCAATCTGCGCTCATTAGTGTATAACCGGGCCGAGCAATAATAAATTCACGAATTTTATTGCTATACTTGGCTACTATATCAGAGCCTTCAAGCACTCTTGGCAATTGTTGAGAGTTACCGGAGAAGCGACCGCTGGTGGTACCATGCTGCTTAAATTGGGCGTACCAAATTCCGTCTTCACTGTTCTCAATAAAACTTTCATAATAGGTACTTTTTATCTTATTTAACTTGTTGTAGATAATAAGCTTAGGTACCCAGTCATACTTTGTAGCCACACTATCAAAAAATTCTTCGTCGGCTTGTGGCTGACCTGTTGGTGTGCGGTTTAATGGACATTCGCCCAGTGTATCAAAGAATAACTTTTTTAAATGGTGCCGACTTTGTAAATTGAACATATAACGTTCACCCAAGC